TTCACGATAGATAACCCTGAGTTTGTCAGTGCTGTTAAGTCTGACTTGGCATCAGGTAAGTCATGGACTTATGTTGGGGCTGTGCCACCACCAGAGAATGGTGTAGCTATCCCAGTGTCTGACCTACGTACAGGTGAAGACATTGTATTGTTTATTACTAAGTAGAGGTGACGTATGAGAACGTACAGAGTATTTGAGTTGGCTGACCATAGGTTCACATGGGCTGGAGGCACTGTCATAAACATTACTTTTATATGTGATGATGGGCGTGAGTTTAGTGCAGACCGATTAGAGTTCTTTGATGTGAGGAATGATAAGATGGTTATGGACTTATGCCTAGAGTGGCTAGAAGATAATGATCTTATAGAAGAAGCAGCATACTATAACATTTTATAACGGGGAGTATCATGACTACATTATTTGAATTACACCATCAGTTGTTTGAAGCAGAGCGTCACCATCATGCACTGGATGAGGCTGAGGATATTGTCAATGGAATGGAGAAAGCAACTCAGTTGTACACGCCTTGGCTTGATGCACTACAGGGTGCAGTGAGGGAGGCTGTTCACAATGCTAGTGTTAAGGTGGATACAATCAATGGTCTGATTGAAGAGTTGCCAGATAGTGATGTATGTTGATGGCAGTGGTGCTAGTCATTGGTCTAAAGATGATGGCTCCTAATGATCATGATCCTATGTATCATTGTAGCCTGACTCTTATAGAACAAGGTCACACTACAGAGTCCTCTTTAGATTTCTGTAGAGAGGTACTAAAAGATTAATTATTATTATTCTCTGTTAAACTCTGAAGTATAGATTCTAACATATCCCTTTACATTAATGTAGGGTGAGAGTTAATATAGTAGGTTAAGTTTCCTAGGAAACATTGGAGAAAGTAACATGGCAATTTTAAAAGACAGAGTTAAGCAGGGCTTGTCACCTAGTACAGTGGTTGAGGACATGGACTGTAGGTATGTTAAGAACTTAGTTGATCCTATGAATACTCGTACTGTTATCGTACCAGAGATGTACCTAAAGATGATAGAGAAAGACAGCTACATCTTTGAGATACTAGAAGCTAGTGATGACCCTGCTGTACAGGCTATGGTAGCGGAAGCAAGAGCAGAGTATCAAGCAGACCAAGTGGAGGTGGAAGGGTATGAGTATCATATTTAAACCTAAGATTAAGAAGAGTTACAATGTCCCTGCAAAATCAGTGCTTGCCAAGCAGCCTAGGACAAACTATAATCCCATCACTGAGCTTGACTTACTGAGGATAGTTAAGCTTAGGGCTATGAATGTATCATACAATAACATAGCTAAGTTACTACATAGATCATCTAACACTTGTGCATGGCATGTGCATGAGAAGATGTTAATGATAGCTATTAATCAGAGGCAGCAGAAACTAATCAATGACATTATGGAGGAGGAAGAGTGACAGAAATGCAGATCAAAACGCTTAGGAATAAATCTCTTAAGCAAAAGTTATCAGAGTCTCATGAACGTATAAAGATACAGAAAGAGATTGATAACTATGAGACAGCCATAAGACTAGGAGGTAGGTTTGTGACTTACAATATTGATCAGGTTGTTAAACTTAAAGCTAAACTATTGGAGGTAGGTAATGACAATTAAAATTGAGATAGGAGTTGACCAAGCTAACGAGATAGCAGTAGAAGTTCTCATGGACTACTTCATTGTCGTGTATGAGGAGAGTTATGATTCGCAGAAGTGGGACACACTGCTTGCTTTAGACACAGTGCTATCTCATATCATGAACCCTAGGGAATATGAGGATTTTACTAATGGCATTTCTAAAGACGCATTTAGCGTGTGATGATTGTAGCAGCAGTGATGGCATGTCCGTCGATGATAAGGGCTGGTCACACTGCTTCGTATGTGAAACAAGAAAGAAGGTAGGAGATAGTATGGAGACAGTAAGTAGTACCGATAAGAAACCGAATGGTAACTTTGATAAGTTAAAAGAAAGTTTAATGTCTGGACAATACAAGAGTGTTGTCAACCGAGGCATATCAAGCGACACCTGTAAGGCATACAAGGCCCAGCTTCAAGGCGAGGTCATGCACTTTGGGTATCATGATAAGGATGGGTACTTAGTTGGTGCTAAGACACGCTCACCTGAGAAAGACTTTCGCACTCAAGGTAACTGGAAGGACACTGTTCTATTCGGACAGAACCTATTCACCAAGGGTGGTAAGTACATCACCATAACTGAGGGTGAGTATGATGCTATGTCTGCCTATCAGATGCTTGGTAGTAAGTACCCTGTAGTATCTATAAAGAATGGTAGCAGTGCAGCACTGAAGGACTGTCGTGCCAGCTATGAGTACCTTGACAGCTACGAGAATATTGTAGTGTGCTTTGACGCAGATGAGTCAGGTATCAAAGCTGCCAACCAAGTAGCTGAGTTGTTCGGTGGCAAGGCTAAGGTATTCAAACACACTAAGGATGAGAAGGATGCAAATGATTATGTTAAGTTCGGACGCAACAAAGAGTTTGTTGATCGCTGGTGGTCGTCAGAAAGATTTGTTCCCGATGGAATTGTTGCAGGGAGTAGCTTATGGGATGAAGTTAATAAGCCCATTGCACCTGCCGACTGTCTCTACCCATATGATGGGATCAATAAGCTCACTTATGGAATCCGATTCGGGGAGTTGGTTACAGTTACGGCTGGATCTGGGCTAGGTAAGAGTCAGTTCATGCGAGAGATTATCTGGCAGATCATTAGTAAGACTGAAGATAACATAGGTATACTATTCCTTGAGGAGAGTATAAAGAAAGCAGCACTATCTCTCATGAGTCTAGCAGCTAACAAACCTCTGCACCTACCTGATACTGTAGCTACAGATGAGGAACGTAAGGATGCATTCGATGCCACACTAGGCACTGATCGTGTGTTCCTGTTTGATCACTTCGGTTCTACTGGTGTAGATAATATTGTCAGTCGAGTCAGGTACATGGCTAAAGGATTAGGATGTAAGTATGTTGTGCTTGATCATGTATCTATTGTGGTATCAGCACAGGCTAATGGTGATGAACGTAAGGCACTAGATGAGATCATGACTAGGCTAAGGATGCTCGTACAGGAGACAGGCATAGCCTTGTTCATCGTTTCACACCTCAAGCGTCCCGACAGTAAGGGTCATGAGGAAGGTGCTGTCACCAGCCTGTCACAGCTTCGTGGTAGTGCATCCATTGCACAGCTTAGTGATATGGTACTAGGTCTGGAACGTAATGGTCAGGCTGAAGATCCAGAGGAACGTAACACCACCCATGTACGGGTACTTAAGAACCGATTCTGTGGTGTAACGGGTAAGGCATCTCCTTTACTCTATGATCACATTACTGGTAGAATGTTAGAAGTATTAGAGGAGGACAAGTTATGACATATGATGAACTGGTAAGTAAGCGTGATGATCTGATGCACCTGTTAGGTAATAGCAGTGACCCATCAGCTAGGCAAGCTATCAAGGTATCCCTCAAGCGAGTGGGTGTGCTGATAGAGTTTGATGAGTTGGGTGCTGAGGTACTAGACCAAGGGTACGGACGTAACTTAGTTATTGATAATGAGTTCACTTACATAGTAGCGACAGGTAAGTGGAGAACTAATGCAGTAGACAAGTGGTATAGTTCACGCGGCCCTGAGTATTTCTATAAGAAAGTTAAGCAAGGAGAATACGTATGAGTAAATTTAATACTGAAAGTTTCAAGCTGTATGACAATGAGCATCCTGAGATCTATGAGGGCTTCAGAAAGTTTGCATTGAAAGCATTAGCTGTTCGTAATAACTATAGTGCAAGGGCTATCTTCCACGCCTTGAGGTGGGAAACGATGATTGATTCTGGTGAGGAGTTTAAGATCAATGATGGTTGGAGTCCTTTCTATGCTAGGAAGTTTATGAAGGAATCTCCTAGACATGAAGGATTTTTTAGAACTCGTAGTCAGAGGAGATAGCATATGAGTAAGATAGGCAACTATGTACTA